CCGCGAGGCCGCCACGGACAAGAAGGAGAATACAATTCTCCCCGCTTGCTTACTTGTAGATAGTGAGAACTTGTCCCAGGATGTCGTTGATCTCTCAAAGGAGTTAGGCTACTCTGGCCCCGCTCCCTTTGTACTCGAGTTGATCAATGGCGACTCTGTCGATTGGCAGATCCAAGCTCATGACCGAGCGAGGACAGTCACTCTGCGTCTTGAGAGGGTAATGAAGTTGATCGGAGGCAAAATGAAGCCCCTGGTCTACTCAACCTTCCAAGCACTTGCAGAGAAACTGTACCTCTGCGGGCATTTTGAGAAGTGGTTTAAGCACAAAACCACTACACTCTTTTCGCTCGCCACGGATCAGGACTTACAGCCCCCACTGAAGGATGTAGACCAGAAGGTCCACATCCACCGCGTCCCCGGGATGTTTCTTTCCGGAGGAGGGTATGTCTTTCTTAGGAATCTCGTCGGAAGACGGGACCTTCAGAAGGCATGGACAATCAATAATTTGAAGAAGATTGTCCCCTGTGTGGATTATGCGTTTATCGCAAGATCCTATCAGGACCACGCGGCAGAGGTTACGAAGACCGAGTCGCCATTTGGTGTCATGGAGGAGGGATTGTTGAAGTCAACAATTGAAAAGAGAATTGCACAAGTGTGTAAAATCGTGCGTGAGGGATTGAAGGAGATTGAATTCCGGATTCCAAGCGTCTCAGCACATGTAGAGCCTCAGGCTACCCGCCAAGACGGCGGAGCCTTCGGCTGGTTCCATAATTTCGTGGAACCACGAGATCTACATGTGACGGATGACGATTGTGTCTGGGAAGACGACTGGGAGGAAGAATGTATAATGAACACGGGACCTGACTCTTATTTCGAGTTCTTCGGCCGGGGCGATAGTGCTCCGGACCTCGGACTGAATCATTGTCGGGTCATTGCATTGCCCGAGCCATGTAAGGCAAGGGTGATCACCTGTGGACCATCATCAAACTATCATTCCGCTCGTCTACTTCAGAAGCCTTGGCACACGATTATGAGAAAACTTGGTGTCTTCCGACTGATCGGCCGGCCGTGTTCGGAGGACGATATCAGCGACATTCGATGGAATGCTGACCCAATTCTGGACCAGTATTTATCGGGAGATTATTCTTCCGCCACCGATCTTCTTGACCCGTACTGGACAAGAACTGTCGTTGAATCGATCTTCCAGGACCCGGACGACGGTCGTCTGTCAGACCTTACCTGTTTCGCGAGTAATGCTTTACTTAACCACATCTTGCACTACCCTCAAAGAACTGAGGCGGGTGACAAGAAGAAGGGGAAGAAGGACCTTGGCGGTATCGCCGCCCTGCTCAACCTCGGGACCCAGGAGCAATCCTGGGGCCAGTTGATGGGGAGTCCACTTTCCTTTCTGGTTTTGTGCATTGTCAATGCGGCTGCGACGCAAGCCTCATACGACATGTACTTTCGCGAAATCGGTCGGTTTGATGCAGTAACGGCACCTGGGTTCGAGGTGCCCAGCGACATGCGTTGGGTGGACGACGAGAGATGGGAGAGAAATCTCTCTTCTTCCCGTTGGATCCACCGGCCGCACTTTCTTGTCAATGGAGACGATGTTTGTGGGATTTCCTCACACGGACATTATCTTCATTGGCAGAAGGCGGTACACATGGCGTCGTTTAAGTTTAGCGTCGGAAAGAACTTCCTTTCGCCGAACTTCGTTACTGTGAACACCGAGATGTACATTCCTCACGAAACCGAAACTCAGATGGGGGTTCAGCACGAGTTCGTACCGTATATTAACGGCGCACTCCTGTTCCCTGAATGGTCACATCTCCGGATACGTCAGAAACTCGACGTGATCGAAGGTACAAGCCGTTGCATGTCTCTTGGAGACATGTCATTCGACTTGACCAGAGGGTTCAGTCTGGATAAGGCTGACTCTCTGATGGG